CCTAGGACCAGGGGACCCAGCCAACCTTATAGCTTAGGAGTCCATCGCGAGGAATAACACCCTCACGACGCATACGGCCCCCTTCCGGGGTGCCGTAATTTCCCGTGCCATAGGTCGCGCAAGCTAGTACTACCTGGGCCTCAAACCGATCGAATGGGATAACTCTCATTCGGTCTGGCTTTAAGGCCCGGATGTACCTGATACCGTCTCTTGTTCGTGTGGTCCACCGTTCTTCGTCGTCATAGATGACAACGTCGCCAAGGTCTTTTGGACCCCGGCAATGTCGTATCCTTGTAGGGATACAATCAAGAACAGCAAACCAAGAACGCCTGCCGATCGAACTGCCCGAGAGGGCAATCCGGTCGGCAAGATGGCGCAAGCCATTAGCAAGAGCGATATAGTCTTGAGGTCCATTTGGTAGCTCCTTGAGGTAGTAGGGACGAACCGGTTTCCCGGCAAAATAATCGCCCCCGCAACTCTCTCGGAACGGGACATCGTCGAAATAAGATTTCTCCGCATTCAACTCAAATCCCAGAAACTCAAGACACGACTTCAGAGGACGAGCAACATCGGTTTTAACGATGATGTCGTCGCCGAACACGAAAACGTCGATGCCTAATTCTCCTAAGCCGCCACACTCTCGTGCGACGGCACAGGATATTGCACCGAAAAGTATCGTTTCGAGCTCGAACGTGAAGCCGTTACCCATACTCGAGAACTTCTCGAGCACGACCCAGTATGGTTTTGCTTCAGGATCGGGGACAAGTCCCTCTTCCGGTTGCATCAAGGTTTTCTTTGATCTAAGATCATCGAGCGCCTCGTACCACAACTGAGGTAGCAGGACCTTGACAAGGGTCTTTGCTACGGTGTCGCTTGCATTTGAGAGGTCGAGAGTAGCAAACTCTCGAGAGACAGAGGATGCTTCGGCGACCTGCCGATGAACATCTTGTGCTCGATCCAAGTCCCAACCCGCATAAGGCAGAAGAATGGGCTTCCCGTCCTTACGGACGATACGACCATCAACCTTCTTATAACGGGGCCGCCTTGCTAGGCGCCGCCTCAGCTCTCTCCCGAGAGCGAGTTGGTAAAAGACGTTGATCGACGGCTCTACAGCTATCGATCGGTCCGTCTTTGCGGTTTTAGGTACCGTTGTGAAACGATTACCTGGGACGAAGGAAAACTCTCCGAGACGTTGCGCATGAGCTGCGCCCCACTGGGTACCTAACCACCATGGTAGGTACCAAATGGCATCTCGTGTCAAACTAGGGTCGGTAGACATTTTGTCGGGTATGGTGGTCTTCCCGCCACGGTTCGAGAAAGTCGCTCCTGGTCCGAACCTGCCCTCCTCACGGAAGTCAGGGCCGTAACCTATCCAGTCAGAGACTATTTTCCGAGTCTTCGCCAGAAAGGCGGAGATCGCAGCGTCTCGATCGTCGAAAAGACGGTTTTCATCGAGGTATCGCTGAAGTCTCTCATTGGTTTGATAGCACTTCCGTTCGCCGTCCCACCATTTCTGGAGGGCTGCCGCACGCTTGTCAACGCTACTTGGTAGGTCTTTCAACTTACGTAAGATAGCGCTGGCAGCGGCGTCACGTGCGTAACGGTCGCCGTCAAGGTACGATCTTGGATCTGGACTTATGTCCAAAAGCCCGTCATAGTCCCCATAGCGCAGTTTGATAGCTGCGCTTAAGGCTATAGGCGTCTCTAGGTCCTCTAACAGGAGAGAAACCGCTCGGGTCACTTCATTGGGCAACGAGCTTGACATGATCACAGACCCACCTCCGCGGGGTCCGGCCCGAGATCGATTAGTTCAGTACGAACATGTTCGATCTTGTTCGGGTAGATTTCACGGAGGGCCTCTTTCTTCAATCGCTCAAGAGAGCGATCGGCAATTGAGGTACCCATCCAGTACACTGCACGAAGCAGTGTATCTTTAGACGCTTTCAACGGAACGGTGGCATCCCACTCGGCCGTCTTAAAGTCTGCGTCCTTATACCACTGGACATACTGGTTGATCAATCTACCTTTTCGGTAGGTACGAACAATTCCGGTAGGCCCGTTGTACGGGACGTAATACAAAGAGACAGTTGCAGTGAGATTCATCGAGAACTCCGAATGAAAGGGTTTAGATAGGTAAGTGCCTCGGTACAAACCAACTTACGTTGGAGCGTACCCAGCGGCGACCGACTGTTTGACGAGAACGGCAGCTACCAAGTTGCAAAACTGGTAGATTTCGTTCAGGCTAGCAGCCGGGATGCCCTGCGGCATGGTGATGATCATGTCGGCGACCATCCGATCCTTCGCGCTGAAAAGCGTCGTGGTCGAGTCTTGGACGGCATACGGGAAGACGAAGTTGAACTTCATCTGCCGCGCCGTCTTAGGACCGTTCCACGTGCTCCACAGTTTGAGGGTCTGACGGAGCCCAACGGGCAGTGCCGAGTTTGCACCAGTGTCCTGGCGCCACACGGCGGGGGAACCATCACCCCCAGAAGCCGACAGAGCGTCGTAGACGATGTCGGTTGTACCGTCGAATTTCTTGACGGTAATCGAAGCCATTGCTGGCATTTCAGCTCCAAAAAGAAAGGAGAATTGGAGAAACCCACATTAGGCAGCAGCGGACCAACTCTAACGTTTGGTCATCAACTGCGTGAGGACGGAAACGGCGTTTGCACACCGTTGCCAACCCCACAGCCTAAATGGACGCACATGCAAGTTTGCGCCTGTAAGCGCATCAAGCCGCTCGAAGTGAACCGCAGACCAGTTTCGGATAGTCTTTGGCGGAACATTAAAAATGTTCGCCTTGATATCCTGTACCTGAGCCTTCAGTCCCCAACAAGCCCACGGTTGTGTTACCGTGAGTCCGAAGAAGTCAGTTCCTTGGGAAAGGAACTCTCCTACGTTTACGAACCAGTCGACTACGAAGCTGAAAGGTATCAGCTCCCATACGACTGTTGCTGGGTTGACAAGACCTAGCTTGTTCGCGAGATATAGGTTCGGATTGCTAATCGTCACCGTACATCCCTGTTTGGCAAAAAGCACACCACGCGACTCCTGGTATGTATAAATACCGGAAGCGATCGTTCCGTCCAAAAACTTGACGAAACGGTCATTTCTCGCCGTTCCCCTAGGACTCAAAGTCCGGATCGGGGTCTGAAAGTGGTTGACAGCCGAGTAGATGTCGTCGATTAACGGCTTCCACCCGAAGCTGTACTCTAGCCAGTTGTTAGCAAGGGTCTTTAAAGGATCCTTGTAACTCTTCATGCCACGGATCACGTCCTTTCGGTTCGTGATACCAATGTCTTGAAGGGCAGCATAGAAGTCCAGCCTCCTCATATGACGGCAGAACATGATCAATTGCTCGATCCTGCTCACCATCATTCCCATTGACTGTCGGTACTCTGCCAAGTTCACAGCGAACTGTGCACTATCGGACACTGCAGACACTAGCTTTGCGTACGATGAAGCTTTCACAGCATCATACGGCGCGGCTGTACCCACATTGGGTACCATTGCAGCATTCCCCGGTCCGAAGAAGCCAGACGGAAAGGTCGACTGATTTGGGTCTCCAGTGACACCTTTCGGTGTCGCCTTGTCTATAAAATAGACAAGACCCCGATCAATCGGCTTCGCCTGTTTATACTTCCTTTGGTCCAGGTATATGTCTCTGGTACTTTGGGTTGTCGTGAAGGGTCCAGTATAGGGGGCTACCAAGTTAGCCTCCTATGCACGCGTTTGAATAGAGCGTGCTTTCACCGCTTACAGACGGCATATCTTCTCTCCTACTGAGTTCCACCGTAAGAACCATGAGCGTCATGCTCAAGGTCCTCCTCGAAGGAATCCAGCTCCTCGTTGACCATGTCGTAAATCACTTCATGGCCAAGCGCGGCAGTGAGGATCATCCGAAACATGCAGCGAACGCAAAACTCATAGTCGGGGCCCAAAAGGCGTCCAACCATGTTGCCACGATTAGAGACAGAGATGGTGTTACCATCTACGCTCTCATACAAGGCAGTAACGCGTTCGTCGCTATGGTTCATGATGACCTCATTCAGGAGAAGAAATTTCCTTCTCGGATTGCAACCTGACCTAGGTCTGGTCGGTGCCGAGTCGAGGGCTTACTAAGCCCAGAAGGATCCCCGTGAG